GCTGCTTTATCAAGTTTCCCTACGTTGGTTACGAGTTCACCGATAGCCTTACTAGCCCTCTCCAGATCGGATGTTTCGGTTTTGAAGACCAACGACGTCAATTCTAAAGCCATGATTATTCTTTCTTTATTCGTTCTCGCCACTCAAGCGCCATTTTAAGGGCTGGAAGTAGTCCATATACCTTAGTATCAAATCTTGCAGATAAGCATTTTCCCTTTTTAGCATACTGCGCAGTAATGATATCTTTATTAACTCCAGTAAAAAGAATTCCTCTAATACCTGACGAGTTATTTGCATTGTTAGCATTAGTGATTTCTTCCTTCAGTTCACTGCTCAATGCGTTAAAATCCAAAGAGTTTTCAACAAAATTTTTATATTCAACAGCTAATTCTTTTGCTTTCTCATGACCATACTTAGTGCAGGAGAAGTTCTTTTTAGAATTTTTATTCCTAGCATACACCCAAAAATCATTCCCTTTTACAGATGCGAAATGAATACCACTTATTCCAGATGTATTACTAGCAACTAGATTGCACTCGAACATTTTAAGGATTTGTTCTTCGGAGTATTCAGTCAATGCCGGAAGTCTTGTATAACTTTCGTCCGGTGTATATGTTGACAATTCTAGCGTTTTCCTGTGGCGATATTCAACCGCAAGGGCCAAAGCTAAATCTTTTCCATACTTTGTTGCTGAGAAATGCTTCATTTGTGGTTCACCGTTGTCTGTAGACCAAGTAGCATTGTAAATGTTAAATTTTCTGGTGAAACTCACTCCGGCATAACCTGTCTTATTGTGACTTCTGATTGACGAGTTCTTGCCGTTTATGGAGTGTGTAACCAACCTTAAATTTTCAATCTTGTTATTAGATCGGTTCTTATCTTTGTGGTCGATAATCTCTCTTCCAATGCTACCATTTAACAAAACCCAAACAACTCTGTGAGCCATATAGTTCTTGCCGTTCAATTGCACACTATAGTAACCGGTGGACAGTTTTGTACCGGCTTCATCGCCAGCTTTAAATCTTCCTTTAGGCGAGCGCGCAAGACCATCTCTTTTGAAGCGAAGTCCGCTTTTGAATTTTCGCAATAATAGTACAGAGACTCAAAGTCAGCCTTATTTAGAGCACGCGGCCTAACATCTTTCTTGTGGAAATTTGCAACTGGAGCAAGTTCAGCAATGAGTTTCACTTCAAGGGCTGCTGCTTCATCGCTAGAAAGATTGTCCATGTACTTTTCGGCAAACCATTCTTTTTCCGAAACTATTGCATTCCATGTGGTGTTTCTTCTGTCTGTATTCGTCAAACGACTACGTTGCCCCTTACCAACATAAAACACTTCTCCAGTACTAGCAATCTTGTGCAAGTACACGTAATATCTATTTTCTTTCATATCTAACCCTATACAACAACCCTAAGAGAAAGTAAGACAGGCAGGCTAGGGTCAACGCTTTTCCAAGGGTTAATTACTCCCTTGTAGCCTTCTTACAACAAAAATAAATTTGACAACACAAAAGTTGTCTGCTACAGTCAAGTCTTCTTTACTTAACCAAGGAGTTTCAAATGAAGTTTACTAAGATCGCAATGCTTACCTTTGCGCTAGTAGCGTCTACAGCAACCCTCGCACAAAGTCGTGAAGAGCTTTGCCACAATGCAGCAGAAAGTGATATTGCAATTAAACGTAGTCTCCAAAAAGACCCCAGTAGCTTTGCAGGGTTCTTACGATATATTGATGAAGTTGAAAAGAACCCCAGAATGAAAGCTGCGCTACGAGAGAAGGCTTTCTGGGTTTATAACCGTCGTAGTCTTCCAGAAGAAGAGTTCACACGCCTTTCGATTGCGCGGTGCTTGTTGCAATAATCCTTAATCTGCAATCCCGTAAAGAATCGCACATTAAGAACGCCCCTTGCGGGGCTATTCTATTTCTTGCCTGTACTTTTCTGCTTGACTTTAGCTTGTTCCTTTTCCTGCTGTTTTTGGTAATGCTGCATGGCTATCTTATCGAAAGCCTCGATTACTTCTATTTCTACAGGGTCTGGTACAATGCCCATGAGTTCAAAAAACGCAAGCATCTCAGAGTAAGGTATAGCAGAAATACCCATTCCAGAAGGTCTGCGATTGGACAGGCGAATAAACCATATCCAGTACTCTCTCATGCAATCTGGCAACTCAACCAAGTCTTCTAATTCTTTAGGGACTCTTTTGAGTTGCCTTTGAGCACTCAGGAGGTTGTCTCGCTTGGTATTTCCATGAGCATCAACCTCTGACATTTCAAACTCTTGCTCAGCGTAAAGTAAAGCTTGTTCTAAATCTTCAGTCCCGAAAATTTAGAAGGTCATCACTGTTCTCGAAGACTGCCTCCTTGATCCAAGAGTGTTCCTTCAGAATACGTGCAGCATTTTCCTTAGTGAATGGAATATCTTCGCCATTCTCAGAGATACCTCGCCAAGAGATGATACGCACAACTGCACGATCCACGCTCAGGTCTTCCAGTTCTTCAATGCTCAGATCAACGTCTTTACCTTTGCCCTTAGCGATCTTTTCACGCTTTTGCATCTCAGTAACAATCTTACGGGCGTGTTGTTGTACAATTTTACTCTTCTCACCACGGACGGTCAGAAAGCCACCAGTACCCTCGCCAGTTGCGGGGTGCAGCAATTCAAATTCGTAGCCGGATTCTGCCTGAGCAGCAATGTTGGTGATAGCAAGATCAAGTGCCATAATAATTTCCTTTCTTAGTTATAAACGAACAAAAGCCCTCGACTCGAAAGTGAAGGGCTTAGGTGAATAGCTTTTATTGCTAGACAAACTCTATTATAACACACAAGTTGTGATTTTACAAGAGAATTATTCAGGTTCATTAAACAAAAATCCCCCTAAAGCCCGAAAGCAATAGGGGGATTGATTCAATTACTTAAGCTATGTTGTTTAAATCAGGGTTGTATCCTGTACCAAAATAGTAGAGGCTACCAACCCACCAGAAGTTACGTCATTTTGCAGTGCTTGGAAGTCCATAGACTGTGTTAGACCCAACTCAGCATCCGTCTTAGAACCGCTGTTGATCTTGACCTTGCCCATAGTGAAGGACATTGCTTCGGCATCCTTCTCTTCGCCAGTTGTCAGAGCAACTACGATACTGATCTTAGATTCATCGTCGAAGTAATCACGGAACACAGCATCTTGGAAGTACACGCTAAGTGAACCCGAGGCAGTTACGCGGCCCACGAAAATATCCGCAGCAAAATTAGAACCAACTACATTAGCGGCCTCTTGATTACGAGAGATGTTCAGGTCCATACTGGTAATCAGACCAACAGGCTTACCGTTCACAACCACAGCACCTGATACAGCAGCAAAAATACCTTCTGTATTTGTAGCAGCAGGGGATGTAAAGTACTGAGAAGTACCAGTTTGAGTCAGGTTCTTGCCCATGAAACTCAAAGATGCAGTCACCAGACCAGTAGAGGGAAGAGATAGTGCAATAGAGGCAGGCTTCAGACCTGTGTAGACTTCCGATTGTGCAATATCAGAGAACCATTGTTCAACCGTATAACTCTGATCTGTGTGTCCAGTCAAAGGAACATAGGATTGTTTACCAACCACAGACATGCCAGCGGATGCAATAGGGCCTTCTGCGACTAGCGGAGTACCAGACAGCAGAACCACCGTAGCAACCAAGGCAGTCAAACCGACAACCAGAAGGTTATTGCCAACGTTTGCAGGGGCAAAACCTGCACCTGTTAGTCGTACAATATTACCAACATAGAAGCCATCAGCCAACCAATCACCGGCAGCGCGTGTAATGGTGTAAAAATCACCAGATGCTGCAATGGTCAAAGATGCACCAGTAGTAGAGCCGCCAGCAGCAAAATCCTTAGCTAAAATAGAACCGATAAAATCTGAATAAGTACCAGGAGAAAGTTCAGCTTCCAGAGAACCTTCTACGCTGCGTACACCGTGGCGGGAATCAATAGTTTGGAACGAAGGATTAATTTCGTTGGATTCGTAGTTTTCTTTTGTAAGATTAAAGTCCGCGGTAACGCGACGAAGCAGTTTAGCACCAGAAGTACCTGCGGGGACACCCCACTGACTTTCCTTTTTCACCGCCACTAATTTTGAGACGCCTTTACTAATCATTTTTTATTTCCTTATTTATTATTTTGCAAAATAATCACGCCGATGGCGTATTTACTGTTTTCAGTTATCATAGATTTCCACAGTAAGTGGAATCAGTACTGGAACAATAACTCTGTCGCCAGCAACGGTTGCACCGGCTATTTGAGGAGTCCGTAGAATAATCATACGAACTCCATCCTCTACTAATGTAAGACCCTTATGAAACAAATCCCGAAGAGCCTGTGCTCTAGTAATTGCTCCAGTAGTTCCTACATCTAATTTATCAGCTACAAAAATCTGAACTTGAATATTCTCTCTATGGTAGTAAGTACCAAAAGTCGGATCAGTAGGAGGATTTACAACAAACTGCAATCTCTGGTACATTCCAGTAGGTGCTGTAAAAGGGATTGCTTCGTAAGCTGTTGGTAGCTGCGGAGACAAAGTAAGAAGGTGACGCCTTACCGCTTTTTCAGCTTTAATAATTGACATTCTTATCCTTCTTTATATAATCTAGGTAAATCAACCTTGTATGTCTGCATAATACTATCCAAAGTAGGTTGCATAATACCTAAGTTGTTTGTTTGTGAACTATAATTATTCTCTAGCAATCTAATATAGTAACCAGTATTACCGATGTACAAAGTGTCACCAAGTTTATAACTACCTAGA